TGTCGGGATAAAGGTCTTGAGATTGAGTGGATAGGTTTGCGCTCTGGTCAATGTCGATACGCTGGGAAGCGACAAGGCTGTGATTGTCTGCTCGAACAAACGCATTTCCCGGATTTAAATCCACCAACATAGTACCAAGTGAGGAGTCAGCAGCAGCAACTTGTGAGATTGGTCCACCGAAATCGGCACCAATTTGAGTAATGAAGTCCACTGACTCTATTGCGATTGCCTGCCCCGTTGGCACATTCACATAGGCTGAAAGGTCTACGGTTGCAGTTACTCTGTCACCTGAGGCAAGTGCAACAGGTAGAGTAACGGTTTCAGTCAGGTAAAAAGAGCCAGTCATTGATTTGGTCATACCCTTTCCAGTACCCGACAGTGTATAAACTAAACCGAACATGTTCGTGTTCCCCTGCACTTGGATTCAATCTTCGCGAGCGAAGCGAGTCAAAACAGACAAACCACCCGTCCCCGACCTCCACCCCTAGCAATATAGCACCCCCTATATTATTCCGCCGTAGGCTTTTTTATTTCAAAAACCCTTATAACATTATTACTACAGCGTAGAACATGGCGAACCAATACTCCATAACCGTGAGCGACAGGGCTGATGCAGTCCTAAAAGACTTGAAAGAGAAGGGTTTCAAGACCTCTCAAGGCATTTCGATTGCCATTGAGTTGCTTGGATCTCATGCAATAGGTAATTTGATTGCGAGAAACAAACAAATTGAGATGCTTCAGAAAGAAGGTGATGATGAATGAAGTTTTCAATGGATGTTATGTGTGACCATGCTCGAAATGCAAATGGATCTCCTAGCCACATGGAACCTTTGGAGATTTTTGACTTTAGCGCGGTTGAAGGTCGAGGCTATGCTTGGCAATGTCCTGTGTGCGACGTGCGTATTTGTATTCGATTAAACATTGGAGCTGAAGAAGAATGAGTATCACGAAGTCGTTCAAAATAATTCAAGAAATTGTCGAGGAAATGTTCAACTGGAGTGAAGAAGAATGAGTACGTGCGGATTATGCGGATGTGTAATTTATCCTGGAGAGGATGAAACATTTGAATCACAGTTTGGAATTGTAGATGTTCTTTGTTACCGCGCTCTTGAGATACACGGGAGAGTTTGGAAATGAAACCCGATCAGTTACCGGACTGCCACATTGATGAGAATGATAATCACTTTGTTTGTTATGTCATGCTCTACGATGATGAAGAACATCAGGACATCGAAATAAGAGAAGTCGATGGAATCGAAGAAGTTATCAAGACATGTCGCATATGCGGCGAGCGTGATGTTTATTATCCAGTCTAAATGTTGTCAAAGTCTAAAGCGTCCCTAAAATCTTTGGGACCTAAATCCGTGACCCACTCCCAAGATGCTTGACCTACAACTTTGAGGTTTCGAGGGACATTGAAATAACCTGAGTTATTTTCGTCGGTGTTCCAATAGTTAGGAGACTCTTCACCAATGAAGCCCCCTGTAGTAAATCCGAGATAGTTTGATATTCCTTCCTTAGGGTCGATGGCTGCTGAAATTCCAATGCCAGCAACATAGGGAACATAGAATGCTTGTGCGTAAGGACTGGCAAAGAATCCTCTTGCAGTCCATCCAACCAATTGAGTAGATGTTACAGGAAAGAGGACGAACCCACTTGCAGTAATTGCACCAGCCACAGTCAATGCATTCGAGCGAGAATATTTGTCTTTACTTCGGTTCAACTTTTGATATGTGAAAGCCCAGATTAAAGATAATCGAGTTCCTCGACCCCACATCGTTAGGGAAGCCATATGCTCACGCCTTCTCTAATAGCTCGTAAGAATTCTTCAGGCGCATCATGTAGGTCAATTCTTCTTCTTTGCCTATCAAACCTTGAACGATGAATCTTGATGCTGGTGCTGCCAGAAAGTATCCATCATCAAAGTTGGATGTTCGGGGAATTAGAATTCTTGTGCACCATAAGTTATCTTGAGCAAACGGAGAAGCACTTGAGAAGTCGCCCATAGACATCAATTGTTGAATAGTTGCTTGGGATCCAAAGTTAAGATTTTGGGCCATTAATCGAAAGGTACCCATAATGATTTGATTAAAGTCATCAAGTGAACCAAGCATACCTGCTGCGAGATTTAAGTTAGCTATATTCTGCATCACTAATGGGATGTCTAATCGTTTGGTTGAAACTATGTCTACAATCATCATATCATTGGCTGGGTCTGCACCTACCGATGCAGTACGATAATAGATGCCAGGGTCTTGTAAAAAACAAGATTCGGGGAAGAATGTCAATCTATCTAATGAAAGATTAACATCGATGCAAGTCTCAGTAAATACGGCGTTATTTACTGGAGACCCAGGGAATGGAACTGCTGTCCAATTTTTATAACTAGGGAAACCTTCTGGCCCATATAATCCTGAATACTCAGATACCATGGTCTTGAGTTGTCTTGGCCCAGTTAGAGCTCTTGTCTTTTCGTCAGCCATAGTATCACTTCATTGTTTTTGCATGTTTGTGAGCGGCTTTTTGAGCACGCTTGAATCCATCTTTAGCCCACTTACCAGACTTGAGTTTATACTTACCTGCAACCTTCTTGAATGCTTTACCGTACTTCTTACTGTACGCCGAAGCCTTACGCTTCACTTTCTTTTCCATTGGCTTGAGCATAGAACCCGCAGTCTCAGCCATATCAGTATCGACACCAGCACTTGCAAGCAACTCCGATAAGAGTCGGCATGTTTCGCAAGCCAAGTAAATCACTCACTAGCAGTTGATTGAATAGCTATAGCCATCCAATCCTTGGTCGAGAGTTTAACTACACGGCATCGGATCCGAGCGGAGACAGAGACTTGGTCAACAGTGGCTGAGCCATCGATTCCAGCAACTAAGTAGAGGGTATCGTTAACCACTAAGAACGCTTCAGACAAAGAGGAAGGGCCAAAGTTGTCGGGATAAAGGTCTTGAGATTGAGTGGATAGGTTTGCGCTCTGGTCAATGTCGATACGCTGGGAAGCGACAAGGCTGTGATTGTCTGCTCG